ATTAACAACAACAGGTAAATTTCTTTTGTTGTAAGCACCTATTCCACTTTTATTAGGTAATGCTGTTTTTATTTTATCAATAACTTTACCACCAGCACTAGCTGTTCCAGAACCTACTGATTTTATTTTACCTAAAGCACCATCATAAACTGCCCTCATACTTTTAGGCATTGCGTTTAAAACACCAGCCCCTATTTTATTACCATAGGTAGTTACTGAGGCAAGAGCTTGTAGTTCTGGTCCAGTTATAGTTAATGTATCTATTTTAGCACCAGTTTTACCTACTATATCACCAGTTTTGCTAACAAAAAGATTTCTTCCTTGACTTGCTGTTTTTGCTACTTTGTTAAGTCCAGCTTGCAATAATGGTGTTCCTGCGTTTTTTAGTGAACCCGCAGTTTCAGTAAAAAGTTTAGTTACAGCATTAACTGATGCTTGTCCTTTTGTTCCAAGACCAAGTTTAGATGTAGCTATGCCAAATTGTCTAAGAGCTTCTGCTTTGTTTGGATATTTTGCAGCTATTGTACCCCAAAGTTTTCCTAGTTGTTTTGCTGCTCCAGCACCACCTTCTGCAAGAGTAGGACCAATTGTTTTTCCAAATTCAGCACTTGAGTAACCAAATTTTCTCCAAGGATTTCTAAAATTAGCATTTTGATTTACTCCTTGAACTTTTGCACCTGAATATACTTTTTTGCCTCTGTCAGCAACAGCCTTACCACCACGCTTACCAAGACTAAATATTCCAGTACCAGCATCTTTAAGAGCACCACCTACTTTTGGAGCAATATTTTTAACTTTTTTTAATAAAGTTTTACCACCACCTGTTGCTAGTGCTTTAGCTACATTTAATATTCCCATTACGATGTCACCACTGTTACTGTTCCTATGGAACTTGTTAAACTCATACCCGTCGGATAAACCACAGGTAAATATAAATTTCTCCAAGCATTGCCATCGTACGCTTGGTGTACTTCCACCGTTGTATTAAATATTAACCCACCTGGGCTAAATTTTCTACCATTTCTTTCGGTAGTCGTGTAAGAAGGTACCACATTTAAATCCAATTGAAAAAGGTTTTGTTCTAATGTACGCACCATTCTGTTTAGTTTGTCTGCATCTATGTCGCCTTCAGTGAAACGAGGTAGAGATGAGAAGGCTTGCCGAATGTCATAACGTGGCATTATTGTCTCCCATCTGGTTTAACATCGAGTCGTGTAGAGCCTAATCTCCAACCAACTCCAAGACGATTAGCATTGTTATTACTTCCGTCATTAAAACTAGTTACATTTAAAGAAAACTGTCTTCCTCTTCCTCTAATGTTTGTTACTTTTGTTTCTGCATCAACAGGTATAGTTGCATCAGCCGTTAAAGTACCTCCTGGTGCATCACGCATTTTTACAACTAAATCAACAGTTTGAGGTCCAGCTATGTTTGTTCCTATGAACCTAAAGTCTGGTATAACTCGACTAACAAATGCAAATTGTTCGCCGTCACCTATATCAATATCTCCTGATTGAATAGAAACATCATCCATTGGAGCTCCGTCATCATCAAAACCTACTTCATGAGCATAAATATATCCTGGTGCTGAACCGCCAGCTGCTCTTGGTTTTTGATAAATGCCGTAGTCAATCCAAGCTGTTCTTTCCATTTTACCTATAGACCATGTTCTTTGCACATAGTTATAAGTCACATAACGATCAATCTCGTTAGAACCAGCAGAAGGATAATACCATCCTACTTCATCAAATGTTTGATTGGAAAAACCAAAAATCTTATATCTTTCATCATAGTTAATATCGTTAAAGACATATTCTTTTACAGTACAAGGAAGAGCGTTAACAGAACCTGTGTAGACATAAAAGTTAGATTTATCCATCCAAAATGTTGCATCAGCTCCATTGACTGCTGCATTTGGACCAAGTATCGAGGGACCCCTAGCGAGGAGAGAAGTGGTAAAGGGCAGGGGTCCCCCTACGAATCGCAATGAAAACAATGCGATATCGGTCCATACTAATATTTCCTGACGAGTTTGTAGCCCGCCAATAATCTCAGAACCTAGATTTAATTCAATTTGATCGGCTGTAGATGTACCATCTGTTCGTATTTGCCAATCGACTGCACTGTTTTGATTAGAAATTGCTATTATCATTGGGTCTATTGTTCCTGTTCTAGAAGCACCAGAAATAGGATCAACACCTAACGCAATAACATGGCCATCTCTTTCAGAGACAATAACTTGGTTTGCTTTTGTTGGAGCTAAAACAGCTGCTGCATCAGCGGTTATATCTGTAGCACGAGAAGATGTTCCTGCACTCTCGTCCCATTTATAAATACCACCACCTCTGTAGTTCATAATAAGGTCTTCACCATAATTATCTTGATTCCATAATCTAAAAGAAGTTCCGGTAGCACCAAAACCCCAAGAGCCAGCATTCCAACTACTAGAACCCCAACCACCTAAAAGATTTTGTAAGTCTTCGCCAACTGGTATTTCAAAAGCAAATGTTAAAGTACCGCCAGTATTAGATGTAGATCCATTAGCTTGAGTAGCAACTGTTATATTAAAGTTATTAACATCAACAACGGCTACAGAATGATTAGCGTTTATTTCTGTTATTGGAATACCATTAACAGGAGCAGCTAATCCAGAGATAGTTACAAAATCTCCTGTAGCACAACCATGCCCTGTAATAGTAAATCTTACAGAGGTTGTTCCATTAGTAGTCATTACGTTTGTAGCTGAAACTGTGGATCGTAGTGGTGTAATATCATAAAAGACAGATTGATTAAGAACATAAAACTTACGATTAGTTCCTACACCTAAATATTGATTGCCGTCAAAATCAGACCACTCAAACAATGTTCGGCAACTTCCTAAGAAAGTATTTTGAGAATACTTTTCCCATCCACCTATTTTTTGAGGAAGGCCCGCTTGAAAACGAACAAGGTTGCCATCTGTCCAGCCACCTTCGTCTGTATAGTCTGTTGTTTCTTTATTTATTCCAGGACGGAAATTAAATTTCGCTAACGGCATCTTGTAATTCTTCCACTTTCTCTTGTAAATCATCGATTTTCCAAATTGCTTCTTTCAAAGCTTGAGTAAGTAAAGGAACCAGCTTAGATAAATCTAATTGCTGTAGGATTGGTGCGTCTGTTATTGGATCAACAGCGTCCTTATCACCTGTGACTGCATTAGGAACTATAGCATCAACTTCGTGAGCTATAAAACCTTCATTAACTTCTTCATTACCTATAAAGGAATAAAGAAGCGGTTGTAAATCTAGAACTCTTTCAACTGCGTCTTCTATTTCACCTAGTTTATCTTTAACTCGATAATCAGAGGTAGTGTTAAATGATGCAGCAGTTCCGTTGTTAGTAACAGAACCTACAGTTGTAGCTCCGTTTAAAAATGTCATATGTTGTATACCAGTACCTTGGTAACTTCTGTAGGTAGAATTTGTGTCTAAGTAAGCTGTGGCATTGGTAACAGCACTAGTACTAGTTCTAGACCCATAAAAAATATTTCCAGAACTATCTATTCTTATTCTTTCGGCTGAACCACCTGTAATAAATGCTAATTGATTTGCAGTAGCTTTAATATTATTTCCATCAATGTTTATAAGATCTACTGTTAAATTAGTAGCTGGTGCATTACTTCCTATATTAACACCATCAATTGTTCCTGCGTTAACATCTACTTGATCTAAATAAGCAATTCCATCAATATAAATATCTTTAAATTTAAGAGTAGATGTTCCTATATTATGTGTATCGTCTGTATCAGGTATAATTCCTTTTGTTAAAAGAGTTCCAATACCGTTTACAACATTACCATTAGTTGCCCCTGCACCATCAGTATATATAATAGCACTTATTCCATTAGGAACAGTAACTGTAGTTCCACCAGAACCTTGTTTAAAAATAAGAGAATGACCGCCACTAGTAGAATTTTTTACATACCAATTTTTTTCTAAATCTGAAGGAGAAAAAGTTATTGTTCTGTTTGCTGTTAAAGTTCCTGTAAAATT